AATTATACAGATTACGGTATGGTCATACCCGGCAAATTTAACATATCAAAGTGGTTTAGACCGATAAATCTTGAAATGTTATTAATTAATCAAAGAAACTATTTTAAAATAAAAGAACATGAACATATGGCATATTTTATATTTTTAACAGATGACAAAATAAAATTAAAAAGATTTAATTTAAACAAGACATTGAAAAAAATAGCAAATACATGTGCTACAACAAATGAGTGGTGGAAAAATATACCATTAATAAAGAAATATAATAGATTTATCGAAACAAAAACAAACAAACTTGTAATAAAAGAAATAAAAAAAGAATTAGTGGAATAAATTATGATTATATTTGTAAACCCAATGTGGTCAGTACAAACAATTAATTCTGATAGTAATTATGTGTTCTTATCTTCTGTAATTACAAAATTTAATGAAAAATATCCTGAATATTCATTTTTAATGCCATTTCCTGCGTCAAAAGGCTTTAGATATTATGATGATGGGTTTTTTAAATTACCAAATATAATGAGAATACCTCAAAATATACCACAAGGTAAAAAACAAAATAATATCCATTTTGATACATTTGTTATTAAAAAAATATATGATACATATGGACCATACCTGATTTGGAACCAAATACCTGAATTAGCACCACAATTAAAATATTTCATGGCAAATTTTCATATGGTTCCTACTGTTGTTAATCAACATCATTATATATTACATGAAAGCCTACCATATCCATTAGAACCAAATCTGCATTTTGTATTTATGCAATTATGTGGAGATTATTGTGCTGATGTAAATTTATTTAATTCTGACCATTGTTGGAATATGACATTAGATAATATAAGAGAATATTTACCAAATCTTGAGAATAAAATTAGTCAAAAGAGAAAAGTCTTAAAATTTGGTTTTTTTGATAAAAATTATAAATATAAAAATGTAGAAAAATATGAAAAATTTACATTTATATTTAATCATAGATTTCAAGATTATAAAAATTGGAGAACTACATTTGAGATATTTGACCAATTGTATGATGAAGGATATAAATTCAATGTATTGGTAACTAAAGCAGGTGGCGATAGAATTAATATTATCAATGAAAAGCCATATGTAATGGTCAAAGATTTACCTACAAAAGAATTATATCTAAATGAAATACCTAAATGTCATTCAAATACATTTAATTCACAACATGAAACATTTTGTATATCCATATTAGAGAGCATGTTTTATGGATTATCTACAATAGTTCCTAATAGAACAACAATGCCAGAATTATTAGGCAAAGATAATTGGCAGTTATTCAATTCTGAAAATGAACAGAAAGAAAAATTAATACATTTAATAAAGAACAAAGATGTAAATAAAAATTATGGTTATAAAAATCAAGAAAGAGCAAAAATGTTCAATGTTGATGATTATGTGGATAAATTACATGAATTGTTTTCATCTTTAATTAGAAAAGGTGTGTTTACAGGCATGAAAGAACATAACAAACAGGGTTTTCTTAAAGTAATAAATAATAGGAAAGAATTAGAATTATCAGATGTAGAAAAAATGATAAGAGATTGTGGATTAAGTAAAACTCAATCTATGCCAATGTTTAAGGCTAATTTAGCTTTATATGAATTAGGATATATACAAAGATTCTATAAAAATAAGGCTTTTTGGCAAAGACAATAACATTTTATGTGTTGATAATTTAATAATTTTCGTGGTATATAAAAAAAGGTGGAACAAATTTATTTAAAATTACATGGAATATTTAATAAATTAAGTACTTATTTTTATCAAAAATACATAAATGAAAGAATGAAGAAAAGATGAAAAAGGCTAAATCTAAAAAACCATCGAATAAAGTAGGAAGACCAAAAACAGAGCTAGATTTAAATGAATTAGAAAAATTATCACGATTGAATTGTACAATGCCAGAAATAGCCTATTATTTCAATATACCATTAAGAACATTAGAAGATAAATTTACAAATGATAACAAAGTAAGACAATCTATCCAAAAAGGTCGTGCAACAGGTATGTTATCATTAAGAAGAAAACAAATACAGATAATGGAAGAAACAAATTCAACACCAATGGCAATATGGCTTGGTAAACAAATTCTTGGTCAAAGAGATAGACACGAGATTACACAAGATATAAATATTGAAGAAAGAAAGGTGCTAGACATTAGTAAATTAACAGATGATGACCTCAACACCATTGAACGAGTGCTTAAACATGCTATCGTTGAACCAAGTGAGAGCCGAGAAAATGAGGCGCTCCCTCAAATTGTTCATCAAAGAAGCATGGCAAACAATTGAGCCAAACAGAATTTATAATGATAATTGGCATATAGATGCAATATCTGACCATTTGCAATCTGTAGTTAATGGAGATATAAAAAGATTAATTATAAATATACCACCAAGACATATGAAATCCATATCTGTTTCTGTAGCATTACCTGCTTGGACATGGACAATTGACCCGACAAAAAAGTTTTTATTTGCAAGTTATGCTTTGTCATTATCAATAAGAGATAGTGTTAAATGCAGAAGATTA